AAGATGGGTATTCTAATGGTGGAATAACTGTTGAGCCCGCTTCTCAAAACCTAGAATTAGATCCTAGATCTAAATCTACTGCAGATGGTATGCCAAGAAATTACATACCTACTGGAGATACTGTTCAAGTCAAAGGAACAAAGAGAATGTTGGCTAACAAAAAGAAAACAGCAACTTGGTATTAAATTATGTGGTTATCGGCAATTAAATTAGCCGTCTCTGCAGGAAGTAAAATTTATGCTAACAAGCAGAAGACGAAAATGGCTATGTCAGAGGCGCAGCTTATGCACGCAACTAAAATGGCCCAAGGTCAAGAAGCTTATCAGGGTAAATTGCTAGAAGCCCGTCAGTCAGATTGGAAAGACGAGGCGGTTTTATTAATCTTGTCGGCGCCGATAGCGGTGCTGGCTTGGGCAGTTGTGAGTGACGATCCAACCGCGATGGACAAGGTAAAATTATTCTTCGAATATTTTTCTACCCTCCCATCAT